GAGGAATACGGTATCCTACAGAGTCAGGCTCCCCAAGTGGACACATCAGACTTGGAGATTGAAGCCCTACGCAGGACGCAAGGCGCGACTGTTGGGACTTCCGGGGCTTACCCGGACGCTCAGCAGCAGTACCTAGAAGCCCTCGCCGCGGCCTCAACCCCCGAAGATGTTATGCGAATCGTAGAAGGCGACTCCGGTAAGAAACTGGGCGTCTTTTCCTCTCGTAGTGCGTTCTAAGCCTAAAAACTTAAACCACTAACTAAAGGAGTTTAGCCTCATGGCTGACGCATTTACGGGTTCTACTACCCTTGACTTCTCAAAGGCCGCTTATGACCGCATGGCGTACTTCGCCCTGCGTCCGGAGTTGTACTTTGACGCCGCTGCCGACGTGCAGCCCACCGCCCAGAGCATGCCCGGTGCTTCGGTTGCCTTCACGATTGTGAACGACCTGCCCATCCAGGCTTCTGCGCTTACGGAAACCACCGACGTTTCCACCGTTGCCCTGTCGGACTCGCAGGTTACGCTGACGCTGGCTGAGTACGGTAACGCCGTGCTGACCACCGCCAAGTTGCGTGGCACCTCGTTCGTGGACATTGACCCGGTTGTTGCCAACGTCGTTGGTTACAACGCTGGTGTGTCCATTGACACGATTGCCCGCGCTGCGCTGGACCAGGGAACGAACGTCATGTACGGTTCGGGCCTCGGCGCCACGTCGCTGAACTCGTCGGTCACGGCTCGTTCGGGCGTTGACACCGGCAACACGCTGTCCTCGCTGGACATTCGTGCCGCCCGCGCTCGTCTGCGCTCGCAGAACGTCCCGACCTTCGGCGGTATGTACGTTGGTTACATCCACCCGGACCTCGTTGCTGACCTTCAGGGCGAGTCCATTTCGGGTTCAAACGTCCAGGGTTGGCGCGCTCCGCACGTCTACGCCCAGCCGGGTGAAATCTGGACGGGTGAGTTGGGTGCCTACGAAGGCGTCCGTTGGATTGAGACGCCCCGCGCTCCGTACTTCCAGGGCGCTGGTGCTTCGGCCACGGCTGGTACCTACACCATCACCAGCGGAACCACCGCTGCCGGTGGTACCGTCACTGGTACGTTCACGGGCAACGCTCCGGCTTACGGCGCGGCTCTCACCACCAAGGCGGGTGGCGTGACCGTTACCGGAACCGTGACCATCACGGGCGTGGCGGGTAATACCTTCACCGCCACTGGTACGGGTAGCGTTACGGACGCTGGCAACCACACGGTGACTGTCGCCGCTGCTGGTGTGAACGTCTACGGCACCATGATTCTTGGTCGCCAGGCGCTTGCCAAGGCGTACTCCATGGTGGACGGAAACGGTGCCTTCCCGCACGTCGTTCCCGGTCCCATCACTGACCGCCTCCGTCGTTTCGTGCCGCTGGGTTGGTACTGGCTGGGTGCTTACGGTATCTTCCGTCAGGCTTCCATCATCCGCATTGAGTCCTCGTCGCTGCTTGGCGCCGACCTCAACTCGGCTGCCTACAACCCTGGTATCAACGAGGGTGAGTCGGGCAACCCCGCCGCTTAGTAACTAGTCCGTAAGGGGAACAAGTATGTCATGGCCTTTTAGTTGCGCTGCCTGCGGAAGCAGGGACGTTCAAGCCGGTATTGACGAGATTCACTGTCTCGCCTGTGGCCGGTTGACTGACAAGGACGGGCATCTTGTTCCCCTGAAGGACCAGTTCACTTCAGAGGAGAAACTTTAAATGACCATCCCCACTGGGCTTGGCTTGGTTCGTGGACCTGAATCCGCTGACCCTGCTGGAACCCCTCTACCCCCTCGCCGTGTGCGTGCTGCGGCTAACGATGCCTCTGCCGTTAAGGGCGAAACCTCAGACCCGTGCTACTGCGGGAAGTGTGACATGACCGACGCAAGGTGGATGTAATGAGCAACAGCCGCGCTGGATTCCCTGTCGTTGCTACCGAGTTCCTTCGTGGAGGCTCGGCTAACAGCATTGACACTGGACACATCCCTACCCCCGTTACGTCAACCGAAACTTCCGGTCCGACGCACCGTGGCGTGGAAGGTAACACCGCTCGCGGTGTAAAGCAGGCCCCGGTCATCATTGGCATCACGCCCGTGGAACACGCCCCTGCTTCGGACGCACCCATCGTTGACCCCTTTAAGACCTACGGAGAGTTCTAATGCCTGACCGCAACAGCGAAGTGTACAGCGTGGACGCCCGTAAGGAAGGCTTCGTCGTGGACTTGCGCCCGACCACCCTTCTGGAGCAGAGCCTCATGGGTCACGACCGCGTGAACGCTCCTGTCGGTTCGCCCACCATGCCTCGTCCTGAGATTCAGACAACTGGTGGCCGTAACATTGGTGACGCGATTGACGCTATCCGAATCGGGGCTTCGGGCCGTAAGAAGTAGGCGTCGTGGCTACGTTCACGCCGCCGAAGGTGTACGACAACCCGCCGATTTTGCCCGACTCTCGTAGTCTGGCTAACCGGCTGTTTCGTTACTTCCCTAACCGCGCCCGGTATGTAGCCGTATTCGCCCTCAGCGATGGTTCGTTTGTTCAGGATACTCCCACTGCGGAGAACACCAACACAAACGTTCCTTACCCGTACAACCCCTGGGACCCTGCTGCGCCGTATGCCACATCGTATTATGTGGACTACTCCCAGCACCCCACCCGTCAGGTGAAGGCCGAAGTTGCACATGAGGTCTACATCACCAAGGTTTATCTAGAGCCTTCATACGTCACCGATGCCGAAGTCACGGCACTAACCAACGCAGGATACGGAGCGTTAATCAACTAATGCCACGCTACGACTACAAGTGCGATGCCTGCCGGACGATTACTGAGGTAGTCCAGTCCTTCTCGGATGACGCCCTCACAGAGTGCGCCGAGTGTGGTGGTCGCATTAACCGCGTCTACAACAGCGTGGCGATTGCTTCCTCTGCCCTAGAGACTCGTTCCGAGGCTGGACGTGTGGAGCGTGAAACTGCTGTGATGCATGCCGACGTTGCTGCCTACCGCCGACTCCGCAAGGATGGACTTCAGCCCAAGTCGGTTAAGGGTTCAGCGCGTCTGGAGAAGTCTGCTGGCTCCAAGTGGGAGATTGAAACCGGCATGAAGTTGAATGGCAACGAGAAGTTGGGTGCCAAGTTTGACGCTGCCCAATCCGCCGTTAGTCGTGGAGAGAGCGCCCTATGACCGATTACTTGCTTTCCGGTACCGTCGCTGGCCCTTCGGGCTTTCTCAATAACGCCGCCGTGTATGCGTACAAGGCAACGGTTTTTCCTGCACCTCCGGCTGCTGGTCAAGAACCGCCCGCTGGCCTTTTCAATGGTACCGACTACTTTGGCCCGGTTTCCTCTGGCACCCAGTATGGCGGCCCTGGTCAGTGGGAACTCACCGTCACCGACAACACAAACTATTACATCGGCGTCAAGTACCCGGTCAACTCCACAAACGCACGTTGGTACTGGTCTTACGATGACACCCTGACCCAGAGCCGTGGACCGCAGGGGTACCAGGGACCGCAAGGCGCTGGTGGTACTGGTCCTCAGGGTACACAGGGAGCGCAAGGAGCGACTGGTTCAACTGGCGCTACGGGAGCGCAAGGCTCGCAAGGCACCACTGGTTTGCAAGGACCGCAGGGATACCAAGGCAACCAGGGGTATCAAGGCAATCAGGGTTCAGCCTCCACTGTTCAGGGGCCGCAAGGCTACCAGGGAACCCAAGGACCGCAGGGCAACCAAGGAGCCCAAGGAGAAGCATCCACTGTTCAGGGGCCGCAAGGTGCTACTGGGTCGCAGGGTTCTACTGGCGCACAGGGTTCACAGGGAAACCAGGGCGTCCAGGGGGCTGTTTATCTTTCTTTTTCCACAACCAGCGTTACCATCGGTACTGGCAATAAAACTTTTACGATTGGGACTGGTTATTCATACGCCGCAGGTCAGTTTGTCATTGCGTCATATGACAGCACTCACTGGGTGCAGGGAACAGTTGTTTCTTACACAGGTACTGACATTGTTATAAATGTTTCTGGTACTCAGGGAACTGGCACTTTTGCTTCTTGGGCCGTAGATTTGCAGGGAAGGACTGGTAGTACCGGCGCACAAGGTTCGCAGGGAAGCCAAGGGGCCACTGGCCCACAAGGCACCCAGGGAGCGCAGGGGTACCAAGGGAATCAAGGAACGCAAGGGAACCAAGGCTCAACTGGCGCCCAAGGCTCTACTGGCGCACAGGGTCCACAAGGATACCAAGGGGACCAAGGCTCAACTGGCAACCAAGGCTCTACAGGCTCGCAAGGCCCCCAGGGTTATCAAGGCGACCAAGGGTTCCAGGGAACGCAGGGTGCGTCTAGCGGCGTAACCTCTTTCTCCGCTGGTTCCACTGGTCTTACCCCAAGTTCTGCTTCCACTGGTGTTATCACATTATCTGGAACGCTGGCCGTTGCCAACGGCGGTACTGGTTCTACTACTGCCGCCGCTGCTCAGTCCGCTTTTGCTGTTGGCGTTGGACCTATTGGGTTCAATAACATTAAGTATGTCAACGTAGACCCAATCACCATTACGGGTACGAACGCTCCCACCGCTGGTGTGGCTTACTACACCGGAGTGTATTTGCCAGCCGGTCTTGTTGTTAGCAACATTGGCTTTGTTATTACAGCAGGTACCGCACACACTGTGTATGCGGGCATTTACAGCGCAACAACTCAGTTAGCGACTGGCAACGCTACAAACTCTGCTGGTGTTACTGGTTTCACCAACGTAAGCCTATCGTCTGCGTACACCATACCTACATCAGGCGTTTATTGGATTGGTCTTTTGTTTACAGGCACAAGCCCAACGCTTGTTCGCACAACTCAGACCAACGCTGGTGCCACTAACTTGAACATGACCGCATCGGCTAACAGCCTTGTTAACTCCCGTTTTTCAACGCTTGGTTCGTCGCTTTCGTCTTTGCCCGCGTCCATCTCTGGTACGCCAACCAACACAACTGGTATCTACTTCATCGCTCTTTCGTAAGGAAAACTAATGCCAATCATTACCGTAGGTGGTTCATCAAGCACAGGTGCAGGCACGACCTTTGGCGACTTGATTGAGAAGGTGTACCGCCGTGTGATGGGTGGAGTGCGTGAGCGTACCGTACAACTCATCAACGCCGTAGACAACCTCACTACAACCGTTAACCTTACCGGCGCTCAGACCACTGGTATTGCCCCTGGCGTAATCCTTTCCGTTGAGATGGAACTGATGTACGTCACCGGCTGGACCGCCACTGGCACTACGTCGGGTCAGGCCACCGTTGTCCGTGGCTACTACGGCTCAACCCCCACCTCGCACATCGCCAACGTGATTGTGTACCTCAACCCCCGTTACTCGCGCTACGACATTGGTGTTGCCATCAACGACGATTTGCGTTCAATGTCTAGCCCCACCAACGGCCTGTTCCGTGTGGGCGTTGCACAACTCACTTACAACCCAGTCTTTGCTGGTTACGACTTGGGCGACCTGCCGGACAACTTCATTGACGTTATTGAGGTTCGCTACCGCATCGCCCCGCCCTACCGCACTTTCCCGCCCATCAAGCGTTGGAAGGTTATCCGCTGGAACCAGAACTCTACTGACCCCGTGTTCCCTTCGGGCAAGGGTCTTATCATCTACGAATCGGGTTGGCCGGGACTCCCTATCTACGTCACCTACTCGGCGCCGTTTATTAAATTGGTTGACCCTTCGGACGATGTTCTCAACACGCCTGCCACCAACGACGAAGCCCCTCCCTTCAACGGATACACCACTGGCACCGCTGCGGAGTTCACCGGCACCGTGACCAACGGCTCGCTGACGATTACCAACTTGTCCAGCACCACCGGCCTCTACCCCGGCATGTACCTGGGTGGTACGGGCATCACCATCGGCACCACCATCACGGCGGTGAACACGTCAAGCAAGTCCATCACCATCTCGTCTGCTGGTACGGCTAACTCCACCGGCACCATTGAGGCTGGCAACCCGACCACGGTTCCCAACCTTGTCCCGACGATGCTGGACATTCCTCCGTTGGGCGCAGAGATTGACCTCACCATTCCGCGTGAGATTGGTCGCTCAATGATGGAGTCACAGCCCGACCCCCGTAAAGCCCAGGAAGTCCCACCGGGCGCCGTGGCTGGCTCAGTCAATGCTCTTATCCTTCGTCGCAACCAGCGAATCGCTGAGGAATCTGACCGACTCCTGCGCCAGTACACCCGTGTGGAGGGCTTGGTAGTGTCATACCGCGCCATTACATTCGGAGCCGCTGGCTACACCGCTACTGGAACTGACGCCATCCCCGGTGGTAGTACCGTAGAGCAGGACGCCTTCCACGCTTACACCGTTCCGAGTTCGTCTGGTTCGTCTGTTTCCACAATCCCCCTCGGCCCCAGTGCCGTAGCCATCGTTTCCCCAAACAATGGTACTCGTACCTTTGCGGTGGACACTTCGTTTGAGCCGTACCGCCGTGACGCTTTCCGGCACAAGTCAATCCCACCGCAGCGTCAGTCCGTGATGATGACGAACATCGCAGGCCAAGGAACGGTGAACACCGAGGGTCTGTGGCGTCGTGAGCAGACCGAGTGGAGCATGGGCGCTGGTCAGTTGTACCTTGACCGCAAGAGCGACAGCCAAGAGACACGCTTCTACCAGAGCAAGGGCGTGGACGTATTCTCCTACCCCCTTCAGGCCACCCTCCTTCCCGACACCTTTGCCAAGATGACTTCCTCATCGTCGGCGCTTAATGTCGTGCGTTGCGGGGACTACGCCGTGGTTGCCACCGGCTCCACTGTTACTCGCTACGCCACCAACACCACGGGGGCGTGGAGTGCCGGTACTAACTTCACTGGCCTCAGCGGAACCATCAACTCCATTACTTCCAACGACGCCTATGTGTACGTCGCCACAACCACTGGCCTGTACTACGCTGACGTTACTGGCAGTTCGTTCTCCCTGTACGCCGCCTCCGACACTACGACTGGTTTCACGAACGGCTATGACTTGGTGCGTTGGTGCAACGACCAGTTGGTTGCCTCGCGCAAGAATCGCCTGTACGCCTTCCAGCCCCGTTCGTCCACCACCTACCCGACCTTCGGCGTTGTCCCCACCGTGGGCGACGTAACCGCTTCTGTCAAAAACATTTCTATGACCAGCGGTACCGCTACCGTCACCACTTCTGTTGCTCACGGATTTACGGTGGGCCAGCCCATCAGCCTGGTTGACACTCAAACCAACGTCCCGATTTCCACAACGGTTGACGTTACTTCAGCCAATGGAATCGCCACCGTCACTTGCGCTAGTAACCACGGTTTATCGGTTGGCGAATCGTACGCCATTTCCGGTAACAAGCACCCTGGTTTTAATGGCAGCGGCACAGTTCTTTCAATTGTAAGCAACACGGTGTTTACTTGCACCACCCCCGAAAGCGCCACCATTTCAAGCAGTGGCAACACAGGCGGCAACGTTCTTGGTTCATCGCTGTACGGCTACAACGCTTCGTATGTGATTGCCACGGTGCCTTCCACCACAACCTTCACCATCTCCGTTCCCACCAGCCTGAGCGCACAGGCCACGGGTGGATACGCCATCAGTTCGGTTATGACCGACGTTCTCTACACTCACCAGAACCCCAACTGGGTTTGGTCAGACGCCACGGGTGGAGCAACGCAGGTTTACTTTGCTGGGTACGTCAAGTCTGCGGACAGTTATTCCGGCTGCATCTACCGCTCTAACCTGATGGGCGCCAGCACCAGTTCGGTGTCCGGAATCACCACAACTACCAGTAATTCGGTGGCTACGCCGTGGGTTCTCAATACCCCCGTCCAAGCATTGCCCATGTCTCCGGACGAGTACCCGACCTGCATCAAGTCGTACCTTAATTTCATCTTTATTGGTACCAACCGTGGCATCCGCATGACGCAGACGCTCAACATCTACGACCCCACCGCCACCGCTACGGGCGACCTCAAAGCCGGTCCGATTATCCCGAACATCCTTCAGCCGGTCACGCAACCCGTAACCGCCATCACAGGTGACGGTCGTTTTGTTTGGTTCTCATGGAGCAACTACGACAGCGTTAGCACCGGCCTTGGCAAGTTGGACCTTAGCAACTTCGTCAATGGTGACGCGCTCTCCCCGGCCTACGCCAGTGACCTTATGATTACGGGTCAGGGAACAATCAACGGGCTTGACTGGGACCCCTACAACAACTGCCCGCTTATCGCCGTTGGTGGTTTGGGTGTCTACGCGCCGTATGTCCAGAACTCGGTGGGCGGTCAGAACCCCTACGGTTCGTCAACTAACAACACCACCTACGGTGGCAACCTGACCGTCACCAAGTACGTCGCGGCTGGTTCGCTGACTTCGGGTATCTTTGACTACGGTATCCCCGACAACAAAATTCCGGTTTACTTTGACTACGGCGTTCTCGCCCCGGTATCCACGGGCGTGTCGGCGCAGGCTCTCGTCAACATTGACCCGAACGACCAGGACAACGCCGGTATTCAAACTGTCGGCGTGTACCCGGCTGGTGACTCTAACCAGTCCGAGTATTCAATCCCCCAGTATAAGGCCGAGCAGTTCGTCGTGACGATGAACCTTTACTCCAATACGTCGCAGACCAACACCCCGGTCTTGCACCGTTGGACTTTGAAATCATGGCCTGCCACAGTCCAGGGAACGGAAATCTCCGTAATCCTCCAATTGTTCTCGGTTAATTACATTGACGGTTATGAAGTTTCATCTGACCCCTACGACAACTTCATCTGGCTAGAAACCCTGCGCCAAAATCAGGACATTGTTATCTACCAAGAAGGTCCGCTGGCGGTCCAGTGCATCATTGAAACTCTTGACTGGTTGCCCCACAAGCGTCGTGGCAACTACGAGAACGGGTTTGAGGGCGATTGTGTAGTCAACCTCAAAACCATTGGACAGTACACCTACACGAACCCTGTTACGACTGTTACGACTGTCGCATAACCCGAAAGGTACAATAGAATCATGGCTCTTACATTTCCCTCACGCTCGTATGTGGCTAACGCCGTTGCCGGAACGCTGTCGGCGGCGCTCACCTCTGCCAGCACAACCTTCACGTCCAGTACGTCGCTGGCCTCTTGGTCTGACGTAACGGGTGGCGCCCTCAGTGGCCAGATGGTTGTCGCTGTTGAGTACGGCACGGCTAACGAAGAGAAGATTCTTTGCACCTACTCCGCTGGTACGTTCACCATTATCCAGCGCAACTACAACGGTGAAACTGCCTTTGCGTATTCCACCACGTCGCACCCTTCTGGTGCAACCTTTGTGCTGGTCTGGTCTGCCACCGAAGCCGCCGAAGCGCAGGCCGCCGTTCAGACGCTGAAGCCTATTCTGACCAACACGGGTACCAGCGTCACGCCTGCCACCATCACGGTGAGCGGCGCGTCCACCATTGGCTCGTCTAAGTACGCCGCTGCTGCTGACCACAACCACGCCATCACCGTCACCGGGCTTCAGGGACCGCAGGGTTATCAGGGTGGCACCGGGCCGCAAGGCGCACAGGGTAGCCAGGGTTCCACGGGCGCTCAGGGGGCCACGGGTTCTCAGGGACCTCAGGGTTTCCAGGGCAACCAGGGAACTCAGGGAAACCAGGGATTCCAGGGGGCGCAAGGAAGTCAGGGTTCACAGGGCAGCCAAGGTTCGCAGGGCAGTCAGGGCGCACAGGGAACAAGCGGCGCCAACAACACGACCTTCTTTGTCCAGCCTTCGTCTGGCTTATCGCTTCCCCTTGGTACTTCCGTTGCCGCTGTTAGTGGATTTTCCGTTGGTAGCGTGACCGGTTTTACGTCTTACGCAATCATGCTTGCAACCCGTGTAACCAACGGTGATGCTTCAACGCGAACGCTGTCAATCAACATTGCTTACAATACGGGTGGAGCAAACACCAGCATCTTGACCAACCCGGCTCAGATTCCGTTGGCCTCTGGTGCGACCGGCTCCCCCAGCACCGTTGCCCGTGTCACGGGGCTTACGGCTGGCACGTCTTACACGTTCCAAGTTCTCGGTTGCAACCCCGGTACCGCCGGAACCATCAACGGGGAACTCCTAGTGATTGGCGTTGCGTAATGGCTGACGTTCGCAAGTTAATCGTCCACTGGGCTGAGGCTCTGCTGGCTGATAAGGCTCACTTCCGGTACGCCGAGGTGCGCCCTATCCCCCTCCACAACCCGCCTAAGTTGCCGGTCGTGACGGAT